TCTAACGCCCCACATTCTACCATGAGCAAGCATAATATGTTTTAGCTTGGGTAACGCAGTGACATCTAGGGTTTGTAATGGTTCGATGGAAGTCAAATCGGTGATAGCATTATTGGATGTGAGGCTAGCCTTGAAAAACTCTCCAGCGTTAGGTTGAGTAAGCCATACATAAGCATCGGTGGGTAGGTTCAAAAGACGAATACCATTGGTGCCCTCTATCCATCGAACTTGCAAGATTGTAGAGTTGCCTCCAGTCCTCTTGCCAGAATAGGTAGTGTAGCATAATTGATAAGCACCAGGAGATAGGTTGCCAGTGGCAGGTTGGGCAATAGGGGCAGGGGGGAGGCTCAATCCCCAATCTCTCACAGTACCAGCGGCTATGTCATACACCCCTGCCCAGTACCCATTAGACATATAAACGTTACCAGCATATTCCGCATAGTACATACGAGAAGTATCGGGGTCGCTAATACTACCCAACTCTAGAGCGGAGTTATCCTTCACCCTATAAAGCGAGGGTGTGCCACTTGCACCTGCGGCAACGCAGAGCATCACAGAATCAGCCCACAAGGAATGGCATCTCGTAAGGTTTATCCTTTTATCGTATCCCTGGCGGACGCGGACAACCCCATCCTCAGTTAAATCAGCATTGAGGATATATGCAGGAGTAGTTTTGCGCAAATCCCTATCAGTGAAGTGTCCCTTTTCCGCCCGAAGATTTGCCATCCCCCTAAAGCCATCACTAACTACAGATTTGTACTTTACTTTCGATTTCTTGGCCATTACGGGAGTGCCTGTCTACCACCGTAGCGCTTTGGAGGGCGCACGGCAGAATTAAACCAATTCAACAAACCAACTTCCCCTCCAGGTCTACCATATAAACCTTCTTGCAATTTTCCTTCCCAATACTGAAGACTAGTATGAGGGGGGTCAATCACCATATCTCCCAATAGCTGATACCCACGAATAATAGCTTTCGGGACAATCACTCTACGGTGATACGGGGAAGGTATCCAATGCGGAGTTTCTGTCTCAGCAGATAGCGCAGGGGGTTCCCTGTAATACCATATCTGTAGGGTTTCAGTGGCTCTAGGATAATACATAATTTGCCACGTATCTTCTGCCCCATATTTGGGGAACACTGCTACATCGGAGATGGGACTAGCAGAAACATCATGGTCTTCATCTATGTCGTGAATATTTATAGTATCACGATGAATATACACATCATCCTTATTCTTATCCCACACTCTGAACAGTTTCTTTTGGAAATTGGAAGGCAAATCTACATAGTATGCAGATGCATAACAACTCACCGTCGCAGGTACGTGCAATTTTAAAGCGGGGAAGTCAAAATCTAAAGCAAGCTCTGCAATAGCATTATTAACCCAGTCTCCATAATACTGCTGCAAGATTGGGTCTTTAACATAGAGATGCACTTCTCTTTTCAGTTCAGCGAAATCCATTTAATCTTCCCCTCTATGCTTCCATTTATCAGCATCTTCTAGAAAAAATCCACACCGAGGACAATACTGCGAAGCATCCTTATATATACGCCCATCTGGACGGTATACTAGTCGACAACGTGGACAAGTATGTAAGGGGGCAGTATGGATGCTAGTCATTATTTCTCTTTAGTTGGCTTTTTCTCGGCTGCAGTAAGCGCAGCTTTGGCAGCTGGAGATTTATCTTCCTTCTGTTTACGTTTGAACCACTCGTAAGCAGCGTCTAGAATGGGGCCAGCAGGGAGGTTATTAACCAAATCCGCTACTGATTCAAGCTGGCTACCATCCGTAAACATGAACTCGCCATTGACAATCTTGATTTCTCGCTTAACGTGTTCCTCTACATCATCCTTCTTGGCAAACCACGCTAGCGCCAAGTCCAAATCTGGGCCAGGGCATATGGCCTCTCTTAACTCGTTTTCCGATGATACTGGCAAGCCAGTCATGTGGACATAGCCCTGGACACCATGTAACTTCCCAACATGGAAAATACCATCCTGCCAAGATTGTTCAATGACAACCTTGCCATAATGTTTTGTAAACAATTCACTAGGCATAAAGCCTCCTATTCGCCGAGCATCATGAGTCTTAGTGTGGTAGCAGCAGGAGCGTAACCAGTTGTCATCTCGGTCATAGCCGAGGGGTCAGCTGTAGCAGCCCCACCACCAGCAGTCGTCAGGGTAGTTTGGCCAGAAGAAAGCGTAGCAGTGCCGCTAGTAGAAATGGTGCCAGTCCCAGCGGTTGGAATCACCTGCGCCGCCCCAGCTACGGTCTTCTTCAAAGTATTGCTCTGTGCAAACACAACACCAATAGCTGACAATTTCGCATAAGTGTCTACGGCCGAAAGAGACGTAGCAGAAGCAATGGAAATATTATGCGTATGCGTCGCTATCTGATGTGTATGCGACGCCAAAGTATGGACATGAGCAGCCACCGTATGAGTGTGGTTGGCTAGAGCGTCTCCAGAACTCTGATAAATACGAACCTTGGGAGCCGAATCCGAATAAGTCCACCTATAGATATATCCAGCATCAGACGGCTCAGAAATTTGTACAAATTTAATGGTTTTATTGAAGCCAAACTTCCCCACGCTAGTCGCCACGGGAATACCGCCAGTGGGATAGGTGAGGGCACTGTTACCGAAGGTAAGGTCGCCAATCACCATTTTGTTGGCAACGGAAAGATAGTCAGTATCGACCCTAGAAAACAACACATTAGTTTCCGCAAGTGCAGTCATTATTTATTCTCCACAGAAGGGGGCCGAGGCCCCCATCCGATTTAAAGGTTATGCAGTTACCTTGGTAACATGGGCGCTAAAATTAGCATCCACTTCAGCCCGCTTGTACCACTGAATAAAGGGCACAACAGCACCAGCCGTGAGACCAACAGAAGCCACATGCTTGCCGATGTCAACCTGATGTCCAGGGTCTACATCGAAAGCACCGTCTTCAGCATAGTAAGTATGGCCAGCCGCACCCGCGGAAGGAATCGTTACCGTCATCTTCTGTGTACCAGTCGTACCGTAAGTCGTGTTCAAAGACACGTCATAGATAGGCTCTGTTACAGCACCACCAGAAGTGGCAAGAGTCGTAACTACCAAAACACCCAAACGCACAACGCGCATAGGCTCCAGAGCCGTGAAACGATAAATGCTAGCAGCAGAAGCCGCACTAACGTTTAGTGCAGAAAAAGCATCATCGCTATCCCGTTCAGTAGCCATAGTATAACGCCAATAAGTTCCATACATGATAATTCTCCTTAACCCTACGACCTGTTCGTAGGGTGGGCAATAGGGGGATGGCCTGCCCACCCCCCATTTTATTTAGGTGGACTCAATACGGACGATTTTGGCTTCGCCATCGGTGGCCGTATTCCAGACCGAACCAAAGGTAAGAATGCCATACCAGGCCACAGCCTTGGTACGCCCAAAATCATTCTGATAGTTAGAGTCAGCGCGCAGGTGCGGGGTCTCCACTTCGATACGAGCCACTGCTTCGTCGCCAAACACGACGGCCTCACCCAACACACTGGATTGGCCAGAGGTATTGGAGAAAGCAGCCGAGCGGTTAATTTCAATCCAACGAATACGTTCAGTTTTGCCCATTTCTCCACGATAGAAGAAATCGCCATCCTGCAAGTACAAGTGGACAGACTGCCAGAACCTATCCTGCTTCAAGGCACGCAAGTTCTTGTTACAGGACAAGCCAATATAATCCTCACCCTCAAAAGGAGGAATGTGGATGGTATCTGCCATGTAATCTACGATAGCAGTACAATGGTCATAGGTCAGCTTGTTAGTAGCCGAAGTAACAGTCGTCCCAGTGGTAGCCCACGTGAGGGCGGTCAGACTAGAAGGGGTACAAACAAGTTTAACATCAGTGTGCTGGAACGACTGCGCAGCCGCAGTGTCCATTACGCGTTCCATCTGACGCAGAAGCGTTTTCTGATGAAGGGTCTTGGGGTCGAATTTGCCAAGCTGTTCGCTCAAATTCGTATATTCGACGCCACGGCCATATTCAACCACCGTAAACGAACGAGTACCCAAGGTAACTTTGTCAATAGGAATACGAGTCGACTCTTCCAATGCCGCGGAAGTAGGGTCGCTCAATTCCTTGATATGCATAACGTTAATAGTTTCACCACGGTTCTTACCAAAGGCAAAACCATAGTCCTGAGTAAAGGGCATAACCTTGCAAGCGCCCAACGCCTGGGTCAAAAGTTTCTCCGAAAGGGCGTTATTTTTCAAAATACCCACTTCGGAGTCGAAAGTCCAATCAAATGTTGCCATGTTTATAGCCTCCGCTAAATCTTACGCTTTATGCGTTGGCTCTCCATAATAGCACTAACTGTCAAGGGCAGCGCTGGCGTATCGTCAGGCTGCTTGGAACGTGTAGGTGTGCTATGTCTTTCAAGCGGCGCATTCTGCATTTGTTTTTTCTGTTCTGCGGTTAAAGTAGCCATCCATTCCTCACGGTAGCCACTTTTAACCTTCTGCACCTCTTTAATCATAGACTCCACCTGCTGTTCTAGAGTAACGCCCTCTCCCATTGGAGCACGATTAAGGGCGTCCCAAAATAGAGTATAATCATTGCCACCACGCTTCATAGTCAAGCCAGCAGCGGCAGCCAATGATTCTGCTTCCGCCACAAGCTTCGCCTGACTAGTTTCGAAGCTTTGTGCCTTTTGAATTTTCTCCATTTCAGAACGGACTTTCTCTTCAATGGTAAACTCGTCCACATACGGCATATTGGGAATCATCATGGCATCAGCCAATAATTGTGCCCGCTGCGCTGTATATTCGGGAGATTCGGGGTCTAAGATGTCAATAGCGTCAAGAGCCTTCTTCAACTCTGCAGCCTGTTCTTCTTTAGTTACTACTTTGGGCCGCTGTGCTTCTAACTCTGATCTTCGCTTCTCCTCGATTTCCGTTCTCAACCTTTCGGTTTCCCTACGCAAATCGGCTGCTTCTTGAGCCTTCTTAGTTCCCCATGATTGGGCTTCTTTTGCCCCAACCTCGGCAGCATCCCAAGAAGCATATTTATACTTCTTAGGTTGGTCAGTCTGGTCGGCAGCATCAGCAATATCAGGCGACTCCAGTGCATCTGGTGATGCATCAGGTGTAGCAATTTTTACATCTTCATCTGGCGGGGCCGCTGCGTCTTTATCTGGATTAGAGTCTCCATCTTTAACATCCGCATTTGAATGCCAAACGGGTCTATCCATCAAGTCGCTTAAAGTTTTCGGCGTATCCTCAGCGCTCATAAATTAACCTCTCATTGAATAGGGCAATCTTTGCCCCATCTCTTCTCTCACGATATGTGGTAAAATATTCAATTTAACATTGAGCTTGTCTAACAAGCCCAACAAAGTTTGCAGCTCAATGTCATGGGCCATCAAGTAACCCAACCTGTTGACCATTTGCTCAAAAATAGTTTCGATTAAAAACCTACCCTTTTCGTCAACCAATTCCTGAGAGAGAAGGTGGGCAATAGTTTCTGCCTTGTTTAGTTTAGACTCTAGGACTTGTTTCCTCTGCCTGTCTTGCTCGGCCTTGGGAAGTCCTGTTATCGGGTCTACTGCTACATTATGTGTACCTAACATTATGCTTTCCCCGCCAACGATATTTCTTGATTTAATGTAGGCATCACTGGCTGTTCATCTTGAGTAGAATTCAATATACTCTGAACCTGGGTTGGATTAAGAATCATACCAGGTTGGGCGGGCACAAATAATTCAGGCCCGCCCTCACCCACTACATAGGGATTGCCCTCTTCCACAGGCCCACCCGCAGCCCTAGTCGGCACTGCGCTGATTGCTGGCATCGCGCTTTCTGCTGGCATAGTCGCCTCTCCTTCCGCTACTTCTGGAGAGGTGGGAGTGGACATAGCCTCACGTTGCATCTGTTCAGTCAGAGCCGTGCTTTGCTGCGCTTCGTCGCCAATCACTTGTTCTTGGGTAGCCTGTTGCGCTTCATCAACGCGTTGGGCAGTTTCTGCATCCACAAACAAGCCTTCATCTTCTAGGCTCAAGCGTTTTTCCACTGCCAAGCAAAGTTGATATGGCCTAGTATATGGTTGGAAAACTGGACTTTCAAACATAGGTATTGCAATCTGAGCGATGTTCTGTATTACTTCCCAATCTCTCATCAGTGAACTAATGCCAGAAACACTAAAAGCTCCTGCTGTAATATCGGGCAATTCCATTACTTCACCCTGCCTATATTTGTCTGCTATCTCTTGCCCCATTAATTGCACCATTTCTGGATAAGTAATGTTTATGGCAATGGTATCGGCAGCAGCTTCAATAATAGAAAGAGCACCATCCTCCAAGTTAGAACCGATAAGACCAAAAACAGTCATGCTTTGGTCTAGCTGTTGAGCCGCCTCTCTAGCAGTAACTTCAGCGCGATACCCAGGTAAACCCTTAACTACGCTATTTACCAAAGTGCCCTCATCGTATACTTGCGAACCATAACCCAGTAGGGCCAGGATATCCGTAGTCCTGCTTGGACGGTCAATGGTGCGAATCGCCTGTTGACCGCTTACCGTGCCTCTAGTCAACCACAATTTCCCAGGTGTATCATCGATATTGGTTGGGTCAACTAAAGAGGTAATATCAATCTCAGTGGGCGGATTCACAATCCAGTTCATATAGTCGTTGTAAAGACATAGGAGGGAAGACATAAAATACCACAAGGTTCTAACACCTTGCAATAAACCACGCCCATCGTGTCTCAACAGGTGGGGTATTGGACTAAATGAAGTTCCAGGCCACCTTGTATTACGATAGGGAGACGGCACAGGTGCCTTGATAATTTCGTTCGCTGCAACAGTATAAGTAGCGTTCTCCATTAACAGTTCGCCATTGGGAGAAATAACGTGGCCCCAATATTCGGATGTAAGCACCATCTTTCGATACTTGCTTCGTTCATAGAACATATCCTTGCGACGCTCTATATTCTCTTTCATCAGATTGGGGTTAGAGGGGTGTGGGTCAGAACCCCCGCCCGCGTCCCATTCTGGAATGTTCATATAGCGTTTTTGCTTCTCATACTGTTTCAATAGCCACAGGTCTACATATTCCTGATGTATCCAATACATACCAGACTGTGGTTCCCTGGACACAGCGTCAGGGTCGCGGTGAATCTTCCAAGGTTCCACGAGAACAAACTTGAGTCCGTGGTTAGGACGCCACACTGGAATAACTTCCAATGACGTACCCACAGCAAAGCCCATTCCAGTAGCATCTGTGAAATTACGTGTAAACTTACCATAATTGCGAGAAAGCATAAGGGTCATCATAGATTCCCAAAATCTCGCAGCCTCTTCGTCTTGTCTATTTTCGACACTAAGAAACTCAGTATCGAAAGCTTTGCGTACAATGGCTTGCGCAAATTGCACACTACCATGAGGTTTAGGCAAAACAACCTTTGACTGCCAATCATCTTTATAGGCATAGTTGGGCGGCTCTTCTTCGTTATAGAGACGCCAACACTCATCCTGTACGCGTCGTACTTCTTCCATAGAACGCACAGATGTCTGTACTGCATCATGGCAAAAATCAACGTAATGCTGTGGACTTTCGCCAGCGTAGCGCTCTGCAGCCTCAACTCGTTCGGCCTGTTCCTGAGGTTCAACGTCCCGTTCAAGTCGACGTATTCGTTTATTAATATCTTTAACCGCCACGTTTGCCCCTTTTCGCCGTTTTAGGTAAACCAGTGCGAGTGGTGCTGGCGAAGTCTGCCACTTGGCCCTTTGTCATAGTTTTGGCAGCCTTACCAGCCTTGCCAGCTGCATCGGCCTTGCCCTTCTGCATAGCCGTCACCACCCCGAAAAACTGCTGTTGTTTCTTACTCACAGATGGCATTATTTTCTCCTGGCCTCAATACCTCTACCGTACAATGAGGTTGTAATGTAATGCCCCCAGGCATAATGGGGTTAGTAGCCTCGATAAACTTTGTCTCTATCTGCTCTACAGACATTTCTAAAATAATTAAGCCGCCCCAAATGTCATACTGTTTACGTATTCGCCACGGTGGATAAGATTTTAATAGCTCCACCACTATATCATGCATTTTGGGAGACAGCATAGTATTGGCAATAAAAACATATTTCGCTGATACTGTTAGGGCATCTTCTATCCTACTCGTAAGGATGGATGTATTGGTTTCTAAACAATCTATAATAGCGGCATCATAACCAAACGGGATATCTTGTATCTGATGTAAGATAATTTTTATCTCATCTTGTGCTTCTTTGTACAAATGTTCTATCCCACGAGGAACACGCTCATCAATAATATGAAGATATTTAGGTTTGTTCGCCAAGAGAGCTAGTGGCAAATTCAATCCTCTCATATTTACAATGGCTAGTCTTTCCAAATCTTGACAATAAGCAGCTATCATGCCAGCCAAATCTTTCATATTATTAGGATAACCACCAGGGAGGCTTGCCCTACTGGGCTTGGCTGGTTCCATGAGCAAGGTCTTGCCAAAGAGCCGCATATAAGAATCTATCGTCTTGAGGCCATTTGAATGCTCTTCGTAAAACAAATGGGGACGCAATACCTCATGGTCTGCTTCCCAAGTTTTGCGACGATTCTCTTCGGATTCCGCTAACCATTCTATACGTTGAATAAATTCTTCGTCATCCACCACAGTACATTGAGCCTCCCTGTAGGGAGCAATGTCTGTATATACCCCTGGGATACCAGCGGCGGTGAATTCTAAAAACTTAATGTTAGACTTGCACTCGTTAAATCTATTGTATGCAAGGGGAGCAATGCCAATATCGGCACCCAAGCTCTGTAAGAAAGAAGGATAAGTATATGGCTGTTGCCAACCTGGTATTGTTATCTTCCCATCTTGCACTAAATCTGTTAACTCTTGCGGATGGTGTCCAATCAAGAACCACTCATATTTGTCCACAGTCTTGCGAATATACTCCAGCATTCCTGGGCCGATATCGCCGCCAGTAATACCTTTCGCTACCAAGTCAGGAGTAGCGAAATGATTGGCAGAACAGGGGTAGACAATCCTAACCTTGTCGGTTTTCTTACCCCTGAAAGTTGGCTCACCCCATAAATACTTGGGCAAATGATTCGGCACCACAGAGATGCTACGATTATAATTCTTAAGTTCTCCCTTAAGAACGTAGGAGGAAGTTCCAATACCATTAACCCATCGTAAGCTACTCTCAGCCTGAGACTTAGAAGCCTCGAAATACTGACTAGCGTAATTATACTTTGGGATGTCAAAGTATAAATCATCTACATCAGCGATACATGGAGTGCCGATTAATAGTGAAACATTCGCTTTATACCACTGTAGCCACCTAAAGTGGGAGTCGTGTGCTGGACGTTGAAACACAACAAATGTATATTTCTCATAAAAGCGAATATCTTCTATAAAATCCCTGCTCCATGTATAATAAATGCTATAATTGCTATCACGATAATTGGTTAAGTAAAATGCAGGATTAATAATCCTAACTGCTCCACATCCCTGTGTATCACTAACGAAAGTATGTATCTTAATCTCGCTACGAGGCGGAACTACCTGCATAAAACCTCCTCTTATTCATACACATAAATTGTCCTCCCAGGTTGTTCTGATTTCACCACACCGATACTATGTTCCTTGCTCCATGTCTTAGCAGATGCCCATAGCTCTTCAGACCCGCCCATACTAGCTGGCGTGTAACCAGCTATAGTGGGCGTTACTCCATTCCACCCTTCAGGCCCAGGGTCGTGGACTTCCCCCGTAACTTTATCACGAAATACTTCCCTACCTATATTAACGCCGTTACGTGTTCTACCAACGAATTCGTTTACAGCGACCCATCTTTTATAGCCACTAACGTCCCCCATACCCTTCACCCCTTACTCTGTAAGAATCAGCACGCTTTTTGGCTATTTTGTTAGCCGCAGCAGTACATTCGCCCCACTTCTCCGTACTGTGGCTAGGTAGCAAAACACACACACCATTAGCAAACGCATCTCCTATGTGACTAGAAAGATTCTTATTAGGCAGCTTACCAACGATATTGCCGCTTGTGTCAACCTTATAGCACCAATCTCCCAGCAGGGCCTTGTGCAGCTTTCTTTCCTCTGGGTTAACAATAATAGCTGGATTACCATGTATGTTCATATTCAAAGCATGTTTCACTCCATGCTTTAAATTCTCCCAATGACTTGGCCCAGCTTCAAAATAAGTATCTAATTTTTCTTCAATCACCCTGGCGGCAGTAAACTGCCGATTGCTTTGGTCGGGCGAACGCATCGAAATATCACCAATATCTCTCCATGACTTAGCCTTGTCTTTCCATCTAGGGCTATTCACTAATGGTGCGACATAGGCATCAACAAGAGTGTTAATATCGGAATTTTCTATACGTATGCTATCAATAAACACCAGTCTGCCAGTAGAGGTGATTTGCCCCAGTAGGCAAGCTGGTGTATGCCAACCATCCCACATGCGAAAAGACTCCAGACCCTCTGCGGGTTCGAGAGGGCCAGGAGCAAGGTGTATGGTGGGATTATATTCGGGGGTTACTTTGGCCCCCTCGTACACGGTGGCGAATTGTCCTCTTACGTATCTCTCATAGCTGGCAGGGTCATCTTTGTACGCTGCCTTCACCGCTTGACGGGCAATCTCAGATAGATGAGGATTTTCACCATAAGGAACAAACCAAACGGCCTTGGTTATCAAGGGATTGGCGGGGTCAATGTGAGACTCCTCGATGAACCTACGATACGTCCAGTGGTCAGTGTCTGCGGGATTCATAGACACTTGGAGACGCGGCCTTGTTCCTTTTTGCCGAGCACATCTGACTAGCGCCGCATTAAATACCTCTTCGGATAAACCCGCGTTAATGCGGTTGGCTATCGGGGCAGGTTCTTCAAGCCAAATCAAGGCGTATTCTGGGCCTTGGAGCTTGGAGAGACTTGCCAAGTCGTCTATACCAAATAAATCTGCTATAACCTTGTAAGGTTGAATGTTAATAGTCAGCTGTTTGAAATCATTCTTAAAAATAGCAATGCCAGGTTCTGCTTCAAACACTTCCTGAATGGTACGAACTGTAGAGTTCTTAATGTTCTCATGGGTATCACGCACAATCGCCACTCTAATGTTTTTACGGCATCTTTGCGCATGTACCACCATTGCGACAACGGAAGCAAACGATTTACCTTCACCTGTGTTGGAAATAAGAATATTGACTACTTGGTCTGAATTTACAAAAGCTGACTGAGTAGGAGTCAGATTAAAATTCAAAACATTAATACCCATATAAACCCCGCATATACGTTTAAAGAGAAGATAAGCATCAATATGTAGTATGTCAAGTTATATTAAGACTTGACAAATGCATCTGCTATACTTATAATATTAAGAGTAGGAGGGATGTCCTTATGAAGACAATCAAAGAAGGTAAGCTAACAGAACCACACAACTACGCAGACTACATAGACCCTGATTATTTGATGGTGTTGAGGGTGGGAAGGGGGAAAACTAGGAGGGAAATGGCGGAATTAATCAATATCCAACCATACTCTTATGCTCGTATGGAAGGACACAAAGCTTTCAAGCTTACCCTGGGCATAGCAAGGCTACGTAAAATTTGCCACTACCTGGCTTTAGACCCGCTAGAGCTATGTGAATTGTTCAGATATAAGTGGATTCCAGAAATGGAATTGAAGATGTTTAGGCGGGCGTGTAAAGAGGCGGGAGAAAACCCTGCGCAGGTGCTTAGAATTTTAATGAAGCATTATCACAAAGCAGTGCTAAAGGAGAAATAGGATGGGAAAACACAAACACTGTCATTGCGCCCACACAACCGTTCGCTTTTGCGGTAGGTGCAACGTATGTTATTGCACAATATGTGGAGAAGAGTGGGCAAAAACATTCCCGCGATATCCTGCCCATTGGGATGTAACATACACATACGGCACAAATGCTACGGGGTGTACACATGTTAATTAAAATACCCCCCGTATGCCCTCTTAGTTTCGCCGCTGCGTGCATTGAAGACGTATCGGAAGACCCATCTGAAAAACGATATAAAGCACATCTATTCCCATGTTATGAGGATAAATGTGCCTTGTGGGTGGGACACTGCGGACTTATCCGCGCAAACCTATCAGACAATCAACCTTAATAACCTCTAAGAGAGTGATAACTTCGCTCATCTTGAGTTTACAATTGAGCCAGCGGGGGACATACGTATTGTCGTTATCATTTAACAAGATTACGAATGCCTTGTCCGCTGGCTCTTCCTCATTTTGTTCTATAGCGGCTGCCAACATGTCTGCTACATTCCAGAGAGTGCCATCAAATTTAACATCGCTTAATCTAATCAATTTTTTGGTCATCTAAGCGGCTCCTTTCCCTGATAGCTCTCTCTACCAAGCATGTTGGGTTGTGGTTAGAAATTTGCGTCGTAGCTCCACAAAAGATACATTGGAACACCCCACCGTAGAAATCCCAATATAGGTCTTCAGCCAATTCTGCTATAATCCATAGTAAATCATCTGATAGATACATATTAACGATTCGCCTCCACGTTCAAGAATTTGAATTCAAATGCCTGTCTGTCCTTTATCATCTTGACCAAATCTTTATTGTGACCATAATGTTGCTTATACTTTTCGTGTATTTTTAACATAGTGTCATAAAAATCACGTTTCCTTGTGTTGGTCATAGTATCCTCACGATAAGAAACAACACAAGTGATAAGTTTAATATGATGTAATTCTACTTCATCCGCCATTCGTATCCATAAATCCCAATCCTCGTGAGCACTGAACGCAGGGTCGAACAAGCCCACTGTTTCAAACAAAGCCCTGTCCACTACTGCAGTATTGACTGGAAACAGATTATGCACCAGAAGTAACCACCTATCGAAGTTCTCACTAAATTTCAATTGTTGGTCTTTTTCCCTATACGTCTCTCCATCTAACTCTTCTATTGCATACATAGCATCAGAATAAGTGAAGCGATGCCCTTGAGTTATGTGGGCCATATGAGTTGACAAATGCATTCGATAAAAATAATCGTCATCGTCAAGAAAAGCAACGTAGTTACCTTGAGCATTTCGAATCCCGCTGTTTCGTGCGGATGCCAAACCCAAATTGTTATCATGCCCAATGACCCTAATCCTATCATCCAGAGTAGCAATATGGTCAATATCGATTCCACCATCATTCACCACCAGTATTTCAAAGTTTTGATATCTTTGTGCCAGCACACTACGCACAGAGCGCTCCAATAGCTTGGGCCTATTGTATGTAGGAATGATAACAGATACTAGCGGAAACAAGCTTGGAACATTACGCAAACGCTCTCTCACCATGTCGGCCACTTGGGTTTGTATATCTTTTTTTACGATACTAAGAGACTGAGCGTGTGGTGTCCAAACATATTCTGGAGGGAATGGCAAATTAGCCACCTTACCACGTGTTATCATCCTACTCCATAGCTCATAATCTACAGCTGCCCCAATGGTTTCATCATAACGTAAATCCACCACAACATCTCTACGCATAAGCGTAGAACCATGACAGAAGGGATTGTTATGTGGAAGTGCAAAGCGTATCTCCGCATCAGTTAAGGGCACTTCTATAATTTCAGGTTTTGCCTGAGGGAGCTGCGAATAATAACCACTACCAACCATCACATAATCAGGATTGGCCTCTAGAAACTCATACATACGCTCCAACCGACACGGGAAGCTAATATCATCGCTATCCTGACATGCTATATATTTACCCGCCGCTATAGCATTTCCTGTATTGCGAGCATGGCTCAACCCGCGGTTGGTTTCCGAACGCGTATAGCGTAGAATACGTCCCCTACGTATCGCTGTATCATGTAGTGTTTTGGCAACTTCTGGTGTATTATCTGTTGACCCGTCGTCCACCAAAATGATTTCAAGGTCTTGAAACGTTTGATTCCAAATGCTATCCACCGCCTTGGGAAGAGAAATTGCATCGTTATACGTAGGTATAACGACAGAGATAATGGGGCCATTACTGCCCACAGGTATCTTGGCGTCCCATTGTCCTTTGTAAAAGGTATCGCAGAGCTGATTGTGTTCGCTTCCATATAATAACCCCCTATCATCTTCGTACGTAAGCCAACCTGGGTACTCATCGGCCAATATCTTCTTATATAACGGACTCTCTGGTATACCGACAAAGACGTTCCACCACACAGTAGCGAGATTCAGACTGTTAGCGAAGTCTATTGTTTGTTGGATTTGCGCTTTCGTCTCCCCTGGTAGACCAACCATGAAGCTCCCAGCCACCTGCACTCCATGCTGGTGGAGCAAGCCAACGCTTTCTCCAATCTCAGCAAGCTTTAAGCCTTTCAGCAATGTATCCGACAAAATATGTTGACATCCTGATTCTATACCCATATAAACGGCTGCAAGTCCAGATTTAACACAATCAGACATAATATCTTGACACTTCAAAACATTGTCTGCCCTAGCTTCCGCCGCCCACTGAATATTCAGCTGGCGCTGATTGAGCAATTCACAGAATCTTGCTACGCGCTTATGTTGTGTAAAGAAATTATCTTCACGAAAGTAAATACCCTTGGCCCCATATTGTTTCACAAGATAGTCAATATCTTCAACAATCCTTTCCGCAGACATAGCTGTGTATTGATTGCCCCACACACTTTGCACAGAGCAAAATGCACAGGCATAGGGGCAGCCACGAGAGGTGTTCATAGTAAAAATCGGCCCACCCTTTATCCAATCTACCGTCCAACGATAAGGTTGATTAATAAAGAGGTGCCAGGGCTGAGGGGGCAGGGCATCCAAATCAGTTATACGTTGTGCTTGCACAACGCCAGGAGTGGCCCTGCCCTCAACAATTTCAACAATTGCATGTTCCCCTTCGCCCACTACTACGTAGTCTGCCCCAGGGAATAATGATTCTGGTCTCACAGAAGCATGAGGCCCACCACAAATAACCTTGCCTGCCCATTTCCCCGAAAGCTGAAGCCAGGTGAAGTGGTTTAATAATGCCCTTACACCGCGCAAACAGATAGTATTGGTGTAAAGGCCCACAAAATCTACTCCATCAAGCATAGATAGCAGCTTGGTGGGGTTATAAAGTAAATCCTCCATCGGAAAAGAATACAAGTCTAGTAACGCCACTTCAATGCCCTTACCCGCCAAAACGCTCATTAACGAACCCACTCCCAAGGGAGGACGCTTTTCAAAAGTAGAAAATGGCGTTTGAGTGGGTGCAGGTGGAGTTATAA